ATGAATTATCTTGAGTCTCCTGGTATTGTATATGATATGCTTTTCTATACAACCGTTTTTTTCAGCAGACATAATGTCGAATGTAATATTCAGCAATATACAGAAATCAAAGACATTCTTTATCATTACGATACCATTCGTCGGGCTAAGCATGTCTTAGATCCGCCATCCGTTCTCTATCCATTATTTTTCTATAATGGCAAAACCCCCTGTATTATGACTGACTATTTTCAAGATACTTATAACTTCTATGCTGATTCTCCTGAAGACTTTATTAATGGACTAAAGAATAAACCCAGGTTCAAACGTTTCGTTCTAACCAAACTGCTTTGTGGATGCTCTGTCGATGTGGACGATGTCCTTCAAAACAAAGGCGAAGCCATATCCGATGCGATTATCGCGTTAAGCAAACACATGGACATCTCGAGTCTCTCCTATTTCTTTTACCATTTTAGTGGTTTGGTTGATACTCTCATAGAGTTTTTAACCGCCCTATTACCTATAATTCGCGCATACCATAAAAAATGTGAGCAAATTGCAAAAAAATCCATAGATACGTTTACTTCGGAAGAGCTCCGCAGTGTTGCACTGAAAAGCTGTTCCAAGATTACAAACGAGTTTTTTAATTTTCAGGCCCAGAGGTATTCTGTTTGTTATCTCTCTCAGTATGTAATCATGTATCAATGCGACAATACAAACTATACTTTTCTGTTAGGTTGTGATTGTTGTGCCATCTTGCAGCAAACTGTAGATTATAGTTTTATGACGATAGAATCTATTATGAAATCCTTTGGTCATACTGTGAAGCTAGATATTATTAAAGAGCTTTTCAAGAGGGATTTAACCATTTCACAGTTGTCCCGAGCTCTACATGTATCACGCTCATCAATTGGAAGATATGTTGACGATCTCTTAGAAGAGCTAACCTTAACAAGAATCAGAAAGATCGGCCCTGAAATATATCTACATCTGAATATGGAATACATAAAACGGGCAAAAACAATATTTAACGATTTTATAGACCAATTAACTCTTGAGTCTGATCATGCGAAAGGAGGTGAGATATAGTGTTCTGGACGAAACCATATACTTATTCTTTATGCACAGTTGACCTGATAAATCAGATTTGTGCAAAAGGTCGCAGTTGCCCTATTTTAGTCATGCGATGATTTATATGTTTAGCAAGTATCACAGTAAGATTTATCAAGTATAAAGGCCCCGGAATGATCCGGGGCCAATCTGCTTATGGGGTCCTCCCACACTGGGGGCTCTTTTTTTATACGCGAAACAAGCTAACCTGTGTCTCCCGCCCAGCCATACCATCCACCGTCAATCCATGATCCGCCTGATACTTGCGCACCGCGGCCTCCGTCCCTGGACCGAAGCCGCCGTCTAGGCCATTTGGATCGTAGCCCTTGCAATACAGCGCCGCCTGAACCAGCTTTGTGATATTACCTTTTGTTCCGCGCTTTGTGTAGATGATCGCCGCTTTTGTCTTCGGGCCAATACTCCCGTCAATCTCTAGGCCTGCTCCACCCTGCCGGTTGATCTCCATCTGAAGGGCTTTTCGCAGCGCCGTCCAGGTCAAGGGTCCTGCGCTGTTGTCGATCTCTAGGGCAAAGCCGTACTCCTGGTTAAGCCAGCGCTGCACATTGGCAACATGACCGAATACAACCGGCTTTTGAGATGGCGCCGCCGTTGTCCCGTCCAACGCCGCCTTGACCGCAGACACAAACAGTTCCCACGCTGCCCAGTTGTTGGCCGACATGGAGGCGGGACACGTTTTCCGGCTGGCATCGTAGTGTCGCTTGAGCCGGTCAAGGCTCAGGTTGTATTTTTTGAGCAGTGTCGCCGCCAGTTCTACTGCATTTGAAACCGCTTTATCATAGTCTCCATCCTGATTGACGCAGATTTCGACGCCAATGGAGTTGCTATTCTTGATGCCGTACTTGCCCTTTCCATCTCCGCAGTGCCATGCCGCATTGCTGTCCTCAATGACTTGGATGATTTGGTGATCATCGACAAAGTAATGGGCGCTGGCGTTACGATTGGCGCCGCCAAAATAGTTGTAGTGGGCCTCTGCATCGGCGCCGGCATTTGTATTTCCGGTATCGTGGATGACAATATAGTCAACGCCTGTTCGGCCTTTTGTAAAATTGTACTTGATGATCTTTTGTTGGATATCCAGCATCTTTACTCCTCCTTTTGGCCTTGTACTAATTTATCCACCAACTGATGCATCCCAGTGCTCGCCAATCCCGATGTCATCCCCGCCAACAATACATCCGGCGTCAGGCTCATTTTCACCCATATGGCCAACAATATGCCTAATACCGAGACAATCAGCGGTATAAACCGGTTCGGTATCGGAGTGCAGTGCTTAATTAGCCATCCAATAACTAAACAGATCCCCAGCACTACAGGTATCATGTATTCTCGCAGAAATTCAATATTCAATGACCATTCCTCCCTATTTTTCCATCGGTTCGGTGGGTAAACTCATCATTTCCTCATAGGCCTGCTTCCCTGTTCCATTTCCGCCTAGCTTGGAATATGCCTCATAAATACTCTCGATGCTCTTTTTATCGCCCAGTGTACAGTACCCTTGATCCATATAGATGCGGTGGATTCGATATAGCGTATTGTGAAGCATGGCGATCACTCCCTCGCGTATTGCATTCCGCTCCACTGCCTCTTGGGCATGTGTTTTCTGCACGCGTTTCCATAACGTGCCACATACCACCGCTAATGCACCCGTGATCGCCCAGTATACCAACTTGGGCAAATATTCTGCAATCCAGTCCATTATTCTTCTTTCCTTTCCATCTCTACCTTCTGCGCCTGTTCCAGTTCAATGACTCGTGCCCGGAGATACACATTCTCCGTCATCAGACTGTTGATGAGTTCCCGATAGGCTTGCTCCACCGGGCTCAGTTGCTGCTCCATCGATCGCCCCTCCGTCACCACTTGACTATATATGTTGCTGCGCCATAAAAAAGCTTTTTGTTCGCGTCAGAAAACTGATTCCATCGCAGGCTATTCATGTCGTTTCCCATTATAACGATATAGTCTGCGTATGGCCCTAATGCACCTGGCGCCTTGCTTGTGTAACTACTGGCGAGCCCGCTGATCGAAATCATCCCAGTTGACTCTGTGTAGACTGGCTCAAATGATAGCCCACGGATATAGACTCTTGTGTCGCCATAAGATGTCACAGCGCCCGCTGCGTTGATTGAGATAGATACATGCAATAGATTTCCAACACGGCAATAGTACCCACGCTGCGCCGTATATGTGAGAGGTATCTCATCGACTGATTCGTTGCCTAAGATCGGCGTCCAGGTGCCATATTCGATCGCTGCTACTCGATCTCCCTGTACATACATTGGCCATGCAGATTCAACCCGTTTCGACGCTGTACTCATCATACCAAAGGCCACTGCATGAGGGCCAATATTCATCACTCGTTCCGCCGCACTCACAAGTACAATGAGGTCTACGGAGGACCCTAACGCATCTGTCACTACAAGCCGGACCTCATAGTTTGTTGCTATCGCAAAATTTCCGCTACCAATAATGACGGAGCTTCCGGATGTCAGATCACGCGCACCCGTCCAGCTACTCGCTCCCTTTGCTCGGTAATAAGTTGCGTGCGTCGTTGCACTGTTTTTACCATTGACTGAGGCAATTGAATAACTGCCACTGCATTTGATATAGGTGCCATTGCTGGGATCCGCCGTCCCGGAGCTATTACAGCGGAATGCTGTAAATGCTGTGATCGTCGGCGCTGTGTAGTCATAGACTGTAATGCTGACCGTCTTGGAATCGGATTTTCGGCCGCGGCTGTCGGTGACGTACGCCGTAAAGGTAATGGTCCCCGTCGTGTTGAGGTAGCCTGTCGTATAGCTTGACGCGGTACTACTGTATCCTCCTCCACTGATGCTATAGCCTTTGATTGTGCTGCCGTAGCTCCCCGCCGCGCCACTAATCGCCAGCGTGACTTTCGACTTGCCCTTGACGTAGGTTGCCCAGGCTGACGGTACGGATCCATCTACCCTTGTCGCCGTTAGACTGGTCAGCGATGGCTTGACGGATGCTGGCACTGTCAATGATATGGAGATCGCCTTGCGTCCCACCTCCGTACTCCCCGAATACGTGATACAGGTCAACGTACAGGTACCTGACGTTGCCGACGGAATTTGCGATGCCCAAGACAGCGATGGCGTCCAGGGGACACTTGTACTGCTTGTTTTGGTTATAACGGTGGTGGATGTGCTGCCAAAAGCCGCCGTAATCGTATGGGTAAAACTACTGCTCGCCGTGCTGATTGTGATGGTTCCCGCGCTCCCCAGCGCAATGGAGCCACAGCTGATCGACGACGCCCGCGGTATGGTTGCCAACGTGACGGAGCCAGAGACGGACCCCGATTTCAGCGACCACGCGGATGTCGTCGCATTCGTGGTAAAGGACGCAGACACCGGAAACGTGTAGCTGCCATCTGCATTGTGTGTGACAGTCTGCGTCCGGCTTGCAAAGGTCTGCCACACGTTGGTATTGCTCATGTCAAAGCTCGCGCCACTGGCCATCGTCGTCCCGTTGATTACACTGGTCTGTGTATTTTTTGTCGTGTAGCTGCTATTGGTAGATCGCACCTGGAGTACTAGCGTTGCGGTCGAGGTGTTGTTGGCTGTGGACTGACTATTCAGCGTCACCGCCAACCGACATTCGTACCGCATCGCACTACTTGTGTTGGTATAATATTTGCAGGTCCCGTATACGTACTCGGTCCCGCCGACTGCAATTGCCATCTTATGCATCCCTCCATACTAGGCTCATGCTGCCGTTTTGCTCTGGCACCCAGTCAAAAAAGCCACCAACCATGGTCATCGTCAGCTTGCCCTTGATAATTGCATCCGTAATGTTGAGCGTGTTATTACTGATATAGGCGATCTCTCGGCCGTCCTGTAAAAATGCAAGCTTCGTATTGTCCAGCTTTGCAACAAAAGGACTGCCTCGTTTGCCAAGTTCAATGAGAGCGCCTGCAAAACGGATATATTCCTCCAAATCTAGCTTGTTTTGGTCTACTTTGCCGTCTAGCAGATCGAGAGCCTCCTGGACCGTCGAAAAGGTGTAGGTGATGCTGTCGGCCGTCTGTTGGACTTTCGTATCCGTGTATTGCCGGACCTCTTCCAGTTCACTCTTTTTGCTGTACTCACTGGCAACCGTGCTGAGGATGTTGTCGTTGGCGATATCAAGAGCCGCGCTTGTCCTCTCGATCACGGTCGTCATAGCCTCGTTGATCGCTTCGCTTGTGTCCTCTGGCGCAGGTGTCCAGTCAGTCGCTTTGTTGCCAAGCTCCAGCTTCGGCTGAGATAGCACCCAGGTTGCATCGTTGGTCGATGCCGGCCGTGCATACACACAGACATATACCGCACATTTGGTCATATGGGTGTACCCCTCTGGCGGCGTCGCTGTGATTGTGGCGTGTATGCGCTTCCCGTCAACTGCTTGACTGAGCAGATTCGTATTGGGGGAGGTTGCCTCTGTCCCTCCAGCATCGTTCGCCCACATGATATAGACATATATCCCGAACCGATTTCGCATACCGACGCTTTCTACCAAACTCCAGTCGCGTTCGCCCGGGCTGTACATATAGACTGATACCGTCAACTCCTCGTTGATGAGGGTATCCAGATCATAGCCGTCTACCACTTGTAGCGAGTACATTTTTGTATCAGTCGCATCTTTTGTCCGCGTCTCCATGATATCGGAGTTTGCCAGGAGGTTTCGGCCGCCCACCTGGATTTGTTCGACCTCCGCTTTCGTCGCATAGGTCTCTGAGACTTCGAGACGGATGTTGCCCGTCGCCTGTGTGATCTGGCTGGCGATCTCCGTATCTGTCTCGCCTTTGGTGTAAGTGTTGGAGATTCGAATTGACATCGAGTCCGCGTCCTCCCGCAGTTCCTTAAGAACTCGCCGGTCTACCTCGATCTCTCCATCGAACTTGGTCTCAACGCGCTTAATCTCCGCTGTGATTTTCGTGGCCACATTTGCAAGTGTCACCACGTTTAGGTCCGGTTGCAGGGGGTATTCTTTATACTCCATGACTCGATGGTCGATCCTCGTCTGTCTCTGCCGGTCGATCAGGGTGACGATCTGGTAGAGCTCAAAGCTCAAATGACTGTACGCTGCCTCTATCTTTGCCAAGTCTTGAACGCTACACTCATAGGACCGGACCGGATATGCTGTTGTCTTAAGCCGCTCCAGCGCGTCGTTTTTGAGACTCTGTGCGTCCGTGTACCGGTCATCGGACCAGATTGCGGAGATGACCTGGTCACAGTAGGATCGATCCTCCACGTAGGCCTTGCCCCCATTGACTTCCGCGATGGTCAAGCCGTCCTTCCCTATGGGATATAGCCGCGTGATGATGTCACTGGAACTTCCCTTGAATGTAAGCTGCTTTAGATTCAATTCATCTGTGAGATACTGGCCACTCGGCTGGATTAGCTCTGGCTTGATGATCTTGAGGCGATGATTCTTGTTATGCCACTCATAAACAACGCCATAGGTCTCCATCGCCTGCATGACAATATCGTAATCCGTGCAGTTGGTTAACTCCATATTGGGCCGGACTGTAACCAGATCTACGTCCTCCAGCGTCCACCCGTGCAAGGCATCTGACAATACCTCTCGCAGTGAGCGCGCTGAACTGGTGTAGGTGAGATGGACTGTCTCTTTTAAAAAGTCTAGGTCTACGATGCAACCGATGGTGGAGGTTGTCGCCCGCTCATTGACCGATTTGATTTTGTAGAGGATATCCGCATACTCCACCTGGATTTCTTCTGCAATATTCACATATACAGGATGCTTGGGGCTGATATCAAAACTCAGTGTGTCCAGTCCTCCATAGACATGGGTAATAAAAAACGACGCAGCCGGCACATCCAACGGATACGCCGGTACGCCGCTCGAATTATATAGTGTGAGCATAGGTCACCTCCTCAGATATAGATTGGAAAGTAGGAAAGCTGGACTGTAACGTTCGATGGGTCCGAAATCGCGATGGTACACGGTCCGGGTTTTAACCGTGGGAAGGAGATCAAATTGGTATCAGCAAACTTATTGCCGCCGCCTTCTGTGACCAATTTATTCCGCCCGTCGATGATCACTGGTATATTAGCGGCCAGGTTATAGACCGTAATTCCCATGACAGTAACACTGTCCAGGTCAGCGGCCGGCGTGATGGTTAAAACACATTCCGCCTCTGTGTTTCCTTGGACGTTGACGCCTTGCGAAGCCTGCGTCAACGTGGTTGTGACCTCTGCGCCATGGCGGATCGCCGAAAAGGTAAAGGCTACATCCATCATGGTGGGCAAGGTCACGGTTGGCTCTGACGCACTCTGAAAAATGCAAGTATAGTAGTAGGCGTCTGGCAACTTGATTTCACATTTACCTGCGACTGCCGCCGTAAAGTTGGAGATTCTCTGCGTCGTCTCCTGCCGGTCTTTTCCTCGAAATTCCAGATTGACAGACAGACTTCGCATGGATCGCTCGGACTCCAAGAGCAGCGGCGTACTGGCGTTTTTGCCGAGGTAGTAGGTGTTCGCAATGTGATCGGACTGGACGGCGTACTCCACCAGCCTCGCGCCATAGTCAGTAAAATTTAGTATATCCATTCTCATCCTCCTGCAAAGGCCATTTCTTTTTCGATGGCCGGTGTCAATGCTACGGCCAACTCCGTTGCATCGCCTAAATGCACGTGTGCCTCAACTAATGTCGGGCCATGGTTGGCTTCCGGCTGCTGGATCCGCTGGGTGGATGTTGTCGCTGAGACATAGCCTGCATTGGCCATTGAGCCCATGCCAGTGCGATACTGTTCATGGGATACGGCAGCTTTCATCCTATCCACCAGGGTGGCCATGGAGCCGTCAAATGCCCCCAGAACGCCTTTAGAAATCGTCTCTGTCTGCTGATAGAGCTTCGGGGTCTCATCTTCTAAACCGTACTCCGCGCCTTCCATAACGTCTCTGAATATGGCGCGCGTTTTCCTGGATGGGGAATTAATGTCAAAAGCTTTTTTCAGCTTCGATAAAACGCCATTTGCGATACTACTCGCTTTGGAAAACAGCGTGGGCTCATTTTTTTCCATCCCCTCCAGCATTCCACTCATAGTATTCTGCATGTTTTGCTTGGCATCATCGGGTAAGTGCTCATAGGCCTCTAAAATTTTATCTACCATCTCTTGGTTCTCATCCGAAATTTCGCCGCCATACATCTCTGTAGTGGCTAGGTTTGCCAGCCAGATCCCTAGCTGATCCTGTGAATTCTTGTCGAGATTCGCCAGCCATTCCGAATTGATTCGTTCCAGGTTGATAGCATGTTCTTGGTCTGCCTCTTCTATCTGACGATTAAATCCTTTCGTAGCCCTCGTTGTCTCATATCCATGATATTCGTTATACATTCTACGTCTATTAGCAATATCGTTGAGGTCTTCAATGTAGCGTTCGCTCTCTTCCGTAACCTTTGCATTTGTCTCCCTTTCTCCCTGTTCAAAGATTGCTCGAATGCCTGCCAAATCTTCATACCCATCGGACATGATCTGGATGGTATCAATACATTTTTTATCGGCCGCCTCCACAGCCGCATCATAGTTTCCCTGGGCAGCCAAAAGCTCCTCATTGTAGGCCTCACTGTACAGAGTCTTTTCATCCGCATGACGCTTTCGAATTGTCTCCAACTCCGCTTCGTATCGGGCTGTGTACAGTTCGCCGCGCTCAGAAAAGGTTTGCGTTAGAGCGTCATATTCCACTTGATACGACTCACTGTCCAGGGTCCCCGCCTCTTCATGCCGCTTTCGCAGCTCCTCCAGCTCTGCCAGATAGGACTCCGTATACAGCGTTCCGCGGGTTTCCAGATGGGATTGCAGCTGCTCCCGCTCTGCCATGAACGCCTCGCTGTATAGCGTATTTTTAGCATCCATGGCGGTGCGAATGAGAGTCGTTTCCTCCTCATACTGTCTCTGAGCCTTGTCAACGACCTCTTGCCGAGTCTCCGCTGCGGAATTGATGAACTTTTGAGAGCCCTCTCTAAATTTTTCCAGCGACCCATCGAAGGTCTGGACAAACATCTCTGCCTGGTCCATGACCGTCTGCTGGTATTGCTGTTGGATCTCCAGCTCACCCTTTGCAAGATTCCGCATCTGCTCAAAGAGCTCCTCCAGCTTCTGGATCTCCTCCTCTGTCAGGTCCCTGCGCCGTTCGCTGGCCGTTCTGGCGATTTCGGTGATCTGCCCCTGTACCTCCTCCATCTGCGCCGCTAGTTCCTGCTGTTTCTCACTGGACACAATGAGGGAGGTGTTGAAATCATCCAGAATATTACCCGCTGTCTCGATTCCCTTATAATAATCAGAGGCAGCGGAACCAATCCCGCCTAGGCTGTCTCCCATCCTGGCATAGGTCTCCTCCAACTTTTCAGCGGATGTCTGCTCTTTTTCATGCATCATACACAGCGCACCGATCCCGACAGCTAAAGCGGCTACAGCCGCAATGACAAGAGCGATTGGATTTGCAGACATAATGGCATTCCAGGCCGCCTGGGCCGCGGTTGCCAGACCAATCTTGCCGGTCAACAGGCCTACAACGACTTCCTTTGCGCTTAGAGCCGCTGTGGATGCTGCCGTTGCAGCGGCCGCCGCACCATTCTGAGCTGCAAAGAGGCTGACTTGCAGTGCTGCCGTCTGCAAAGAGGCTATAAATGTCTTGAGGATACCCGAAACCGTCGTGACGATTTCCCATGCCTTGAATGCGGTCAACACTCCGGCGAGGACGGGGAGAAGAATACTGCAGGTATCAAACAAGAAGGCAATGGCATCGGTCAACACCGGAAGGGCTTTATTGGCAATGTCCAACGCCATGTCGGCAACATTTTTGAATAAGGTTCCAAAGGGTTCGAAAGCCTGTTTTGCAGACTCGACAAGGGTAGTAAACGACTGCTGAATCTCGCTGCATAGTACCTGGACTTTTCCCCCAATCTTGTATCCAAATAAATTTTTTGCAAGCTCTGAGATCAGTCTAAGCCCAATGGCCCCCATTTGAGGCACGAAAGCAACGAAGGAATTTACCAGTGCCATGCCGATGTCCAAGGCAGACTTTGTCACTTTCTGTATATTTTTTTCAATTCCGGTTAAAAGGGAGAAGATCAGGGCGGTTCCCACCGCAATCATATCAGGAGCACTCCGGGAAATCACGTTCACAATCTGTGATATGAAATTGCCAACTTCGGAAACTAAGCCTTCGAATCCGCCCTGAGAAAACGCCCTCGATAAGCCGTCTATCATTTTTGTGGTCTCATCCACAACATCCCGCAACGGCTCTTGCACCCCTTCATAAATTTGGATCCCAAGTCCTTCCGCTGCACTCTCAAGATCTGTAAGCGCTCCCTTGAGGTTGTCCTGCATGGTGATCGCTTGCTGTTGTGCGGCGTCCGAGGCATTGTCAATGGCCTCTGTCAACCGGTTGAAATCCTCCTCACCTCCATTGACAATCGCTAAAAATCCTGCCATGGCGTCACAGCCGACGAGACTCTCTGCATTGGCAACCTTTTCTTCTTCTGTCATTTCCGCGAAGGCTTCGCGCAGCGTCATGAGCGTCTCCCGAAGCGGCTTCATGCTGCCATCCGCATTGCTCATGGCGATTGTAACATTTCCCATTGCCTCCCCGCTGACCTGGACCTCACCATTCAACTTTGAGAACATGGACTGTAGCGCTGTGCTCGCCTTCTCCGATTCTATCCCCGCGTCTGCCATCAGTCCAACAGCAATCGCCGTATCCTCGATGGTATACCCCAATGTCCCGGCCAATGGCGCTACACGTTTGAAAGTTGCCCCCATCTCGGAAATATTTGTTTGGGATTGTAACGCGGCCTTCGTCAAAACATCAGCAAAATGAGCGCTGTCTTTCGCCTGCAATCCGAACCCTGTCAACGCATCGATTACGGTATTTGACACAGTCCCCAGGTTCTCTCCAGAAGCGGCTGCCAGGTACATGACCCCTTCGATACCGCTGAGCATGTCCGCAGCCCTCCAACCTGCCTTGGCCATATCGCTCATGGCCCCAGCCGACTCCGACGCGCTGAATTTTGTTTTGACTCCCATTTCCTTGGCCTTATCCGCGAGCGCCTGTAGTTCATCTGCGGTCGCCCCCGATATAGCCTGTACTTGGCTCATGCCAGCCTCAAAACTTGAGCCGGTCTTGACCGCGGAGTTTCCGATACCGGCAAGCTTTGTTGACAGCGCTGCTACCGCATCCGTTGCTGCTTTAAGCGCAGTTTTAACCCCTGATAAACCGCTTGACACTAATTCGCCCAGCTTAGCCATAACCTTCTTAAGCTCGTCAGTGTTAACTTGGGTATCAATCTTTATGGAGCCATCATTTGACAATTTTTATCGCCTCTCTTTACATTGAAACCTGATATGGTATAATTTAGAAAATGTTTGTATTGCTATTGTGCGTAGGTATGGTGTTCTTGTCCGCGTGTTCTAAAGGGATCGGTGAAGAAGAGCTTAAGCAATTGCATACCGGGATGACGAAAAGCCGAGTTGAGGAGATTATTGGCGGCCATGGTGAAATGATTGGTGAGACAAATGACGACAACTATCGCACTTACACGTACAAGTACCAAGGCGAAAAGGGCGGCTATGTTATCATCATTTATGAGACCGATTTTAATAGCTACGCCACTGCCCGTACAGTTAAAGCGTACGAAAATCATGATCTAAAATAAACCCTACAGCAACCCGCTTAGATCTCCACCATTCATCAGCGCCTCCTCAATGGCGCTGATTTTTTCTTGCTCCGACTTTGGCAACGGGATGGCGTACAGCTTCTTCATTTTTCGATAGTGTTCCTTTTGCTCTCGGCTCATGCCATTTGGAATCTCCATCGCCCGATACCCCATGATTTTGACGATTTCATTGTCCGGTTTTAGCCCCTGAAACAATGCTTTGAACTTCCACCAATGCAGATAGGCCACATCTTGCAGGTCAATCCCATATTGATCCAAAAATGCAGCGTAGATATACGCGTCGTCGTAGTCATACGAATAGATGGGATTCTGTCTTCGCCCAGATCCAGTTTCCCTCTCCAGTTCTTTACCGCAGCGGTAAAACCACAGCACTCTTTCAATGGCCCCCTGAATGTCGTTTGGTATGGCTGGATAGTATAGTTGGAGTCCCTGGTACAACTTTTGACTATCCGGCACTTCCGGGTCCATTAGCAGCATTTCGAATAAAATCGAGATCCGGTAGTCGGAGTTGATCTCGTATCGGCTACCGGATATTTCGATTGTTGTCGGGACTGGGTCGAGCAGGATGTTCATTGCCGCTTAACGCGGGCAGCGGAGTAGGTATTCATCACACGGACGTAGTCCTGGATCTCCTGCGCAACCTTCGTATCCAGTTCCATAAAGGCGTCCATACAGATCTGGAAATTGACCTGATCACCGAAGATCTTCCGGTCAGCGCCCTTCCCAAAGATCGTATTGAAGCACTCGAACACCGCCTGACAAGCCGATCGAATCATATTGCCGATCCCCTCTGCCTGGAGAACGTCCTGCAAATTTGCCAGCCGGTCTCTTGTATCTTGGATCGCAGTTTCGTACTTATCGGCTGTGTCCGCATCAAAAATGCTAAAATCCAGTTCGATTCCATTGATAACCATCCGCTATTCCTCCTTTAATTTCCAGCTTCAACGTCTGCGGCCGCAGTAAACATTTTTGTCGCCGTGTTGAATTCTCCATCCACAAACGTTCCAACATTATTCAGATTTCCTGTCACCTGGATGGCTTCTCCGCCGGCGCCTGCCACCGAGGCAACCTCAACTGCCACTCTAAATTTTCGAGCTTTGAATGTGTTCTCCTTGCTTGCAACGGGTTCAAACAGTTCCACGCGCAGATAATCCATCTCAGCCTCGGCGCCAGTTTTCTGATTACGTCCAATTTCATATAGCGCCATGATGGCCGCCTCAGACTTCATGAGGTCGGTGTCAAATGGAAATTGCGGCTGATACGATTTGATCGTGCTGGATGCCGCCGCATCACTGACGTATGTTTTTGTGTTGATTTGGGCAGCGGGACTTTCATCTAGCGTGTTAAATCCTGCGCCGCAGAGGCTCCATGCTTCTGTCTCACCAGTACCCGTGTTTAAATAGTCTGCAATCTGATATCGCATAATCGTTTCATTTGCCATAAATTTACGCCTCCTGATAATATTCTAATCGACATTGTATTTGGTATCGAGAACTGTCTGCTGTATTGCTAAGCAGAAATTCTGTACTCTGTGCTTCAATCTTTCTAAGTTCCTTGCCGGCTTCCATGTCGGGGAGTGTCCCTGTCTTAGTCTGCACCTCTAGCCACGCGGCCAGGTCCTCAAAAAAGCCACTGTTGGCCAATCCCTCGCTCAACTCTAGACTGTGGTACGCCTGTGTGCGAAACACAAACTGGTACTGCCGGATACTGCTGCCGTCCAAATACTGCTTGATGATCTGCGTCGCGGGGATTCCATCGATGCTGTACTCTCGCTCATCCGCTGGTAAATAGTTGGACTTGATTTTTCCCTCTTGCAACAGCGGGCAGTTTAAAAAAAACTGATTTAACCTTTCAATGATTGTCATATTCCACCTGCCATCCTCATGGCGCCACGGATACGCCATACTTTTCGCCGGAACTTCCGTGGCGCATTCCTGTCGTAGATTTCCTCATTGCCGTTTCCTCGGTAAATTCTGGATTCTCCTGCAAAAACTGTTGCAATGCCTCATGAAACTCGAACTCGTCTGTAACCCGTTTCTCGACTTCAAATATGACATACTCCATCATTTTTCCCCGCACGCCTTTATCGCGCACCATTTCACGGCGTTCATAGACAAGCGCTTTTTGCTCTGCCGCTTCCGCTTTTTGTCGTAGAGCCTCTAGATCGCTTACGTCCACGTTTTGGGCATTCTTCAACTTTTCCGTCTCGCGCTGCCATTTGCGCCTTTCGCGAGCGAGCCGCTTCTTTACAACCTCATCGACATCCCTCTGGGTATATTTCTTTTCCTCCGGCTTTTCCTGGCCGTTATCTCCGTCTTTAGACTTTACGTCATGGTCGTCACCGCGACCGGCAGCCTGGCCGCCGTCTCCTCCCCCTGCTGCACCTCCATCCGCTTCATAAAAAGGAGTAATGTGTAGATATAGGGGATCCTGAAATCTGTACATGCGTACTCTCCTCCCGTTTTAGGGCCGTCGCCCGTAGGTTTAGCCATGCAGTTTACCGCCGCCAGCATGTTTCTGGGCAATAAAAAATCACCTTGCCATACCGAACTAGGCGATTTTTCAGTCTCAACAGTTTTACATCTGTGATGCCGCTGAAATACCTGCTTTAGCCGTTGACTCATCTTCGCCAAAATACCATTTGCGCAATTCCCACTTCTGCATAATGCCAGCCGCCACCAGCTGGAGTTTTTGTGATAGTTCTGATTGCTGGTCTTTGATCCTGCTTTCATCAAAGGTAATCTTAATACCCGCTTCAAAGGGATCCGCACCGATTAGATGCAGAATTGCTTGCACCATAGTTCTGAGCGCCCTCTTCAGCACGACCTCATTCTTTCTCAGATTCCGATATAGATCGGATTGTTCTGATATCGCTCCTGTCGCGGTTTTTATGCAGCCCCCCTCAAAGTCATACCAAGTATTCCCCAGCCCACACTTGACGGACAGTCGATTCAGCCTTGCCTTTAACTCCGTATCCTTGTCCTCGAAGCTATCATCGGCCAGGTCCAGACCCTTAAGAATCTCGATTGCATTTGCATAGACAGATATACCCATGGGGTTGTCCAAATCGATACAGTTGATGGAGCTAGGCGTGACAATTTGAAACATGGGCAATGTGGATCCCGTCTTCCACTCCGGTTCGATTCCTTTGGGGAGCTCCATCTCCTTAAATCCTTCTCTGGAAAACAGTTTATTTTTGACAGTATATTGACCGTTCTCCACCACGTGAAGGTTTACATACACGCAGCGCTCTCCGTCCATGATTTTGTCCGATACAAAGGCACATTCTGTGATCTCCCCATTATCCCAAGACAGCGGATAGATCCTATTTGCGCGGACATAATCTAAGGCAACGTCTCCATCCGCTAAGTATTCCACAATCGCGCCAGTTCCCAGGGCATTTGTTAGCTCTACGAGTTGATTTGCCCGCACTGGAAAATTGTTTCGATCCAATATGGCTTGCACCTGTCTGTCTAACGCTGGGTCGCTGACTGTGATTTCCACCTTTTCATTTAGTTCCAGATTCGCCCAATCCTCTGCAACTTTTTTGGCCATGTTTACGCCATCGCGCTGACGGCTACCTTTTTCCTCGCCATTGTCCTGTTTGCCGCTATGAAATTCTTTTCCCTTACCCTGATACCATTTCAGCCATAGCTCAATCTGCTGATAAAATGCAGGGGATACCAACGTGTATCCCTGCTTTTGTAAGTACTTACGGATATCTCCATTTTGTCGATTTTCCAACGCTCCGCCTCCTATACTGCGAAATACAGGATGTACCACAGAAAATGGGGGATATTCTTTTGATCACCCACTTTTTGATACTATCATTTTATCACGTGACCTCTGTGCTGTCAGTACCCAAAAAGTTACCTCTTTGGAGGGTTTCGGCAAGATATTTTTTTGATGTAGCCGTACTGATACCCCAACATCTCTGCGATCTCTCCCAAAGCGAGCCCCCGCACGTCCCGCAGATACACCACCTTGGCGGCCAGATCCCCTGTCTGCAATATCTCATCGTCTAAAAGATCATGGATCTGTTCAACGATCGCTCGTATCTTGTCCGCTTCCCCCTTGATCCCGCTGGCAAGTATAGAACTGACTAACACTTCATCAAATTTCTCAGCTAGACTGATTCTGTGATGCTGAACATCTCGGACTTGATCAAGGACACCTTGACTGGCTTTCTCCTCAGCAGCCTCCAATCCTTTAACGGTGGTGGCTAATTCCCAGCCCAGTGATATTAACAGCTCATTCTGTTTTGTCAATTGGTATTCCTCCTTCCGCCATCCAAATCTTATCATTTGGAATTGACTTCTATTCTGAACAGTTGATACATGGCAGAACCTTTATATACCCGTTGGAGCCTGTATAAATAACGGTTTCCATAAACTTAACCTTCGGAAGGTTCCCAGGGTTGCCTTTTTTATAAACGTCCATACGCCTGCACACCTTTTTCTAGTTGTTTCTAAATATTGGGGAACCCTAGGAATCTTAGAAAAAATGCAGTATATAGCTGAGCTTGAGAAGGTTCCTAGCAGTTCCTCCGTATATTAAAAAAGAGTTTCATTGTAGCATTCCCAGAATGTATTTGGGCATCGCTCATAGCTAATCTGAGCTCCATACGTTCGGAATTTCTTTTTGCCGGGCATCCGCCGCCACCCTCTGATTGAATGCTGCATAATGTCATGAAGTTCATTGGATGTTCTCCGATCTGGCTTTGTAAACTCATTGTTTAGCGCCTCTTTGTATACCATGGCAATGCAGACATAGCGTTCCGTTGTATTGTCTAACCATTCCTGAATGATCCCCACACGCACATCTTCCTCGACAAAGCTGTTTTGTACCTCCTTGACTTCTTCTTGGAGATCACAGGGCAACACCAAGGCGGGATTCTCTGTGCGATAGATGTGAAAAGCCTCTGCCCAGGCCTGCCGAAATTCCTCTGCCACCTTATCGGGTTGTTCAAACATAGACCGTTTGGCGGCTCGCTTGTTTACCAAGAGTGGTAAATACCGGCGATTGCCTGTCCGATCTGTCAAGAAGTGGCTGCTATTTGTTGTCCCAGCGAAGACGCAGACACGCGGCCGTTGCTCTGTTCTGCGGCCATACGGAGGGCGGTAAGTGTCCACTGTGGAAGTGATAAATGCTTTGATCGACTCGACCTGCTGCGCCTTTTTGACTGCCAACAATTCTGCCAATTCTACAATCCACATTCCCCGCAATTTTTCCGCCGCCTTATCGCCATCGATTGTGTTGAAATTGTCATTATACCACTCATCCCTGCCTGCAAGGAGCTTGAAAAATGTCGATTTTCCAGCGCCCTGCTCGCCCACCAAAACCAGCATATAATCAAACTTGCAGCCAGGATGATAGGCACGATTGATCGCCCCCAACATAAAGAGTTTCATGCTTTCGACAGAGTACCGGCTTTTTGCCACACCTAAAAAATCTGGCAATAAGTTCTCTATATGAGGCTTCTGGTCCCATATGAGGCTTTCCAAGTAATCCGCCACGGGATTAAAAGGATGTTCATTTACGACAACCGTAAATGCCTCCATAATCTTCTCCATATTTTTAAGACCATACTTTCCCTCCACATAACACTTGAGATTGCTGTCATCCGCGTTGTTCCATTCTCGAAACTGAGTATTCGGACTCCAGGGGACCGCACCAAATATAAATGGGCTGTACGACAATGTATTGTACCGGAGATGGTTCTTTAATGCAGGATCGTTTCGCAAAACCTCACATATATTTTCAATTGTCTGCTGAACCTTTCCGTTTTCGTCATAGCGGAGATTGACCGTTTGTTCCATACAAGGCTTTGGGGATTCCCATCTTTTAGAATTTACTATTTTTGTACCTTTCTCGTATTTCAAGGCGCTTTGAATGGTTTTTTCAAGTTCCTTTTCCGAGAGTGGCGGATCACAGCGCTTCTCGTTTTCAATCTGTATAGCGGCTATGATTGCTTCATCGCTAAACCCTTTTGACTGGAGACTGCACGCAAACCGAAACATACTCTGATTCCGCTCGCCGGTCAGCACTTTTTCTGGCACAGCAAACCCGTTTGTGGGATACCGCCCATACTCAATCAGCTGATAGACCAGCTCATTGGCCGGCGCAATGGCGTACTCATCTGGGCTTTGTTCCCATTCGTAGGACATGCCATTGGGATGGATAGACGGTGGCGCAATGATATACCCCCCCTCTCCCCGCACATCGATTCCCTCCAGTACTTTGGCACGGTTTCCGACTCGTTGGGCGCCGCGATATAAAAGATGGTACCCTCCTCCCCCTGTGATAGACTGGATCGTTTCCGGTAGATGGCCATGCTTCTTCTCCCAATCACGCAAAGTTTGATAGCCGTCAATCCCCCTGTTGTCATCCACATCAAGATCAATGACCAAGAGTCCATTGCTTTTGGCCCCTGTGGCGATTCCAATATTGGCGTTGGGCCATTTCTGCCACCAGCCTTTTACCACGGCGGCATCCGTCGTTGCATCTTTGCAGCCATTTTTCGTCAGAGGCGTCTTTCCTTTGTATACGACGGGAAATACGGCAAGACCCATATTGATATACTCAACGGCAGCTTGATATGGCGTCTGTCTGCTCACCATTTCGCATTTGCCTCTCTTCCAAGTGGCTTGTCGGCTGGCATTGTGTATTTCTTGTCGCGAATTGACATCACGTCAATTAATCTATGGCAGGAGGTAATCCATCCTTTTCCATTGTCGTTCGCCCATTCTTTATTGATAAAGAGACCTCCGATGAATTTCCCAACTAGCTTTTTTTCATCCCAGTCAAAGTGGTAGCCGGGGTTGGACGCTTCAAATGCCTCCATGACGGCCTTGAACTTACGCTTCGTCCATGCGTCTTGTTCCGATCCATCATCGCGGGGCTCGAATAGATAGTAAGTCCCCCTCCATTTTCTGCTTTCCTGGATTTGATTCTCATAATCCTGTCTGTAAAAATCTTTATATTCGCCCTCTGCAATATCAAAACTAAATACCAAAGCTTCTCCATAGCTATTTGTGATCTCTTCCACATTCAAAATTTTCACGATGTACCCACCTCTGGGAAGTCTTTCTTTTTCTTTGTAGGTCTTTGTCTCGTTGTAATCGCTAAATCTTTTCATTGCGCATCCTCCTTTGACACTATTTTTTATTTTCACATGGTTCTTTATTAAACCCTTTGGCCGCTGCCTTGCCTGCTCTTCTCATTATCGCCCACTGCAAACAGATCGTTGGGAGTTACACCGAGTGCATTTGCAATTGGGACTATATATTCAGATCGAATTAGCTTTCTTCCATTAAGTAAATTACTAAAATCATTTTCGCTGAACCCTGACCTCTCCGTTATGGTTTTTTGCTTGACTCCCGTTTTGGTGATGATCGCTCGGATGTTTTCCGCAATGCAATTTTTATCCCCCGACATTTTGCCACCTCCCTCCGTCAAGGACTAACCGTGCAACAGCCTGGTCATGCAGGCTTTTCACTTTGTATAAGTTTCTTGTACTTTTCAATGTTATCACAATTTTCTTGTACTGTCAATATAATTTCTCAAGAATTTTGTACTTTTCTATTGACTTCTCAAGAATATACTGATAAAATCTTGTTACAAGGTGGTGTGAACATGAGCATAGGCAGTCGAATCAAAGAAGCGCGAAATACTATTGGGTTGACACAAGAGGAATTGGCAATGAAAATCGGCGTCACAAAAGGTGCCATAGCAAATTATGAAAATGAAGTGAGTACACCAAAAATTGAATTGATGTATAGATTATTTTCTGCGCTACACTGTGATGCAAATTATCTGTATCAAGATGAAATGAGTCCAATAAGGGGATTCCACTTCTCTCTTTCTGAACAAACCCATATAAAAAAATACCGCGCTCTGGACGAGCACGGTCAAAAAAATGTTGATCTTATACTGAATAGCGAATACGATCGTTGCACTAAGAACGAGCCGATTGTTCTCCGCGATGTTAAGCCAGAGCCAACAGTTCCTCGCGGATTTCGTGCTATCCCCACTCCCGATGTGGAAACAAAAGCCGCCCATATAAACACTGGACAGTCGCAGCCAACGCAAGAGCAGGTCGACGCAGCAGAAGCTCTAGCAGAAAAATTAAGACAAAAAAACGAACACTAGATAAAGGACGTGATCGAATGTACAAGCATGAAGAAATCGCCACGGAGATCACGGATGGAGGGGTACTTTATTCCGATACCGTTCATCTGGATGGAATGCAGGGATATTATAGTAACAAAAATAGGCGTCAGGCAATTTTAATTGATGCAAGACTGACCTACAGCGAAAAAGCAGTCGTCGCAGCGGAAGAGCTGGGCCATCATAAGACCAGCTCTGGAGATATTATACAGGACCGTAACAGTATCGAATCGTGCCGTCAGGAGGAACAAGCCCTCCGTTGGGCTGTGGAGAGATTGATTCATCCAGAGGATTTCATTGGTGCCTTTAAATCCGGCGTGCGAAATCGCTACGAATGCGCGGAGTTTTTCGGAGTGTCGATGGATTTCCTTGATCAGGCAGTGCGGATCTATCGGGCACGATATGGGTATAGCCTAAAAGTCAACAATGAATATGAGCTAATATTTATACCGTATTTTATGGTGCACCGGATACTGCCGTGATCTTTCCCTCCTATGGAGTTGAACATTCAGGCCACGAAGTGTCTAACCGCGAATCATTCAGAGTTCTGATGAGCCACTAGCGCACAGCAAGCCGCGGTGGGATAAACCATGGCCTCCCATTGGGCGCCCCATAAAAACAAGCCCTCTGGAATACCAGGGGGCATCGTTTTTATGGAACGGTCAAAGTCTGCTCAACATACTCTCAGACCGTAGCGGGATGATTTATCTTGAAAAGCCTGTGCCACAAGATGAACGTGCCGCCACGAGAATATCAGAGGATAACAAGCCGACATCTAAGGTATGGACAGTTGGTTTTTTCCATATAGGTATCTTCACTCCTCGGCATAGAGATTCTCATACATTAGTCCGAAGTTCAAGTAAAATATTATCGACATAGTTTATAAAAGCAGATTTGGATTGAATAAAATACTCCGGGTTCAAGCGCAAATAAATATCTGCGCCTACCCTTTTGACTCTGACAACGGCCACTTCCTCAACCAGATCCTCCACATATCGACCGATGGAGGAGCGAGATAAATGCAACTTTCTTGATAGCTGTGAAATCGTCATCTCCCTCTTACTCAGCTCGCGTATTATTTCAATCTTGGTATCATTGCCATAAGACTTGATCACGGAATATATGGTTATGTATTGGTAATTAATGGCTCGGAATAAAACATCTGAATAGTCACAGCCTAAAACGAAGGAAAAGGGTTTTTTCCCTTTCGTCGATCTCCTCATAATAAGATACTGATTCAGATAGCATACAGAATAGGTTTGACTCTCAAGATTAACTTCATTATCGATCATGCAAGCCCGTTTCACTTGACTTGAAGTATCTGCGGAGGTGAAGGTATGGATGATGTCAGCTTTATAACGCCTTCGCAATGCTTTCGCCTTCTGCCAAAAGGACCTTTTGCATATTGACATCCTCAAATGTACGGAGATAGTGAGTAACGACGTACTGTCTAAAAAAACGCTTGTCCTCAAGCTTTTGGAAAAAATCGGAGATTGAATCCCCAAAGAATTCTGTTTTTTCCAAAACCAATTTTGTGAGAACACAATAATAGTGTTCACTGTAGTGAAAAAAAGGATAGAGAGAATCGGGAGGATTTGGAAGATTTTTTTGATCCGGAAAGAGTCGTAGTTATACAAATATGCATCTGGCTTCTTGTGTGTAAGCGAACTCAGCATTGTTTCTACAGCCCTGCGATTAAAATATACCACATTATAAAATAAGGTATCATAGAGGATGCCAAGGGATTCATTGATATTCACATTATTCACTCCAATCCACACAATATGGCTTAAAATTATCACAAAGATGTGAGTAATGCAAGAGCTTTACAATTTTTATAATGGAAATCATTGCTGGATGTGATGAAAAAAGAACCCCATTTGGGGGCTCTATTCAAGGTCTAGCTACTGACATACTAGTAATTATGCTAATATAGCATCATAAAAAGTTAATGAATATAAAACGTTTGTCAACTAAACACAGGGCGGCACATAACCTGCGACCAGATGAGCCAATTTCTCGATTTCAAATCGGGAAGAGGGGTATCGATGGTAAATGATGAAATGACTCTGGCTCACCTCGTCCTATCCGATGGGCTAAAGCCACTGGCCTCAAATTTGAGGGCACCTCCGCACGTTTAAGCGTATCATGGGCAATAGCGACGTCGCGGACCTTAAGAGGTTGTGAAGATTTCTGCATATCCTCTTTAGGGTGCTTTTCTCCATACATCTTTCCAGAATCAATTTGCCGTTCTTTCGCTTTCCTCTCCACTACTGATTTCAACCGCAGTGCCAGTTCTGCCCGCCGTTCTCGGTTCAGGATCGGGGTTGTAGCGGCACTTCTGACATTTGAATACGGAAGCGGGTAATTTATACCCCCCAAAAAAAGAACCCCATTTTGGGGCTCTATTCAAGGTCTAGCTGGGTGAAGTCAATGCTGAGGTCCGCTAAGGTGTAAACTTTGATTGTGTCGCGGAAGGTGTAGGCTGCCGGTAGCAGATCATTATCCAGTTGATAGACCGTTACCGCTTCCCTGTCCGGGTTCACAATCCAGTATTCTTTGACGCCGTATTCCGCGTAAAGGTTTAGCTTTGTCAAGTAGTCCCGTCTTGATGTGCTAGGGCTCACGATCTCTATAATCCATGTGGGAGCGCCTATACAACCCTTCTTTGTGATCTTATCACGATCACAGATGACCATAAGGTCAGGTTGGACGATGTTAGGCGTGTCCTCGTCTTCGTGCTGGAGGTAAACATCGAAGGGAGCAGTAAATACTTCGCAGGCCTTGCCCTCTAAATAATTTCCGATTTTTCGGGTTAGAAATGTGCTGATTCGTTGATGGTTAGCACTAGGACCGGCCAAGTTGTAGATCTCGCCATCGATCAGTTCAGCCCGAACATCTTCGCCCAGGGCTTCCCAGTCGGCTAAAATTGCTTTCTTGGATTCGTGTAATGGCATGGGATTCCTCCTATTCCTCATTGTCACGTTCCATGGTTTCATCTATGGCGCGAACAACAAAGGCATTCATACTTTCTTCCTGGCTCTCTGCATGAGCTTTAATAATTGCCTTTTGACCTTTAGGGACTCTTATGCGCACATCTTCAACGGCTTCTTTTAGGTATTTTGCATTAGCCTTGCGCCTAGCGTCGGTCTGCCCTGTATACGTGCTCTTCTTTTCTTGTGGCATAGCCTCACCATCCATTTCAATGGTTTTATTATGGAATAATGGGACGATAAAATAAATCAGCGCCTTTTCCAT